TTCTGTGTCTCTTTAGCTGTCTGTGTCTGTGTTTGTGTTGTCATATTTTTTTTTATTTAAGTAAAATTGTATTGATTTATCTAAGTTAATGTAATCTAAGTATGTGTCCGAGTCAATGGACTCGAAGTCAAGTAGCAATGGTAGTTCCCCTGCCGTGTTTAAAAATTCTATGCGAAAGAATAATGGAGACTTTCCCTTTACCACACCAACCATCTGCTGTGCCCATCTATCCTCTATTGGTAGGTAGTCTGTAACACTAACAAGCTGTGTGAGTATGTCGTCTGCGTAGTCTGTAAAATCAGATAGGGCTTCAAAGAACCACCCATCCATCTCAAGTCTCCCTACTATTGGATGCTCGTCACCCTCTGTATACCTCTGTTCTGAATCCATATCTTTCTAATTCTTTTAGTCTGTACTCTTGAAGCGAAGATAGCTTTCCCTTGGGAGTCTTTATCTCGCTAAATAAAACATCTGTGTGTGGTGGTATAGCCAACAGGTCAGGTATACCATTCTTGTTTGTAGTGGTTAGCTTTATCACATAGTAACCCTCTGCTTCGAGCTGTTTAATTCTCTTGGTCTGAATTTTCTGCTCGCTCATAATGCAAATATATGCATTTCATTTATAGGAATCAATACTGCTAAGGACGTATTATTATCACCCATAGCTTTTATATTTCCCTTCTTATAGTAATGCCTTGCTACCTCCTTTAGTTTATTGGTTTCAAGTATTAGCATAACATTATCTTTATATTCACCTGAGAAAATTATCACCCAATAGTCTGCGTGTGTAGTAGCTATGCCTGAAGGCTTACCTCTACTCTCATATTCTATGGCAATGTTACCTGTGATATGAATCCAACTATCTCTCTTAACTTCAATGAGTTTGTCTTTAAATATAGAGTCCACTATTCGCTCTCCTTCTTGACCAACCTCTAAGTCATATCTAAAATCGCTATTAAAATTCATAACAAAGTCTTTTTAAAATGGTTAACAGTAAAATCTTTTTTCTTGCTGACGGCTCTATATATATCTCTCTCTATGCCACCCTTAGCAAAGACCCAATATACATCTGACTCAAGCCTGTCCTTGGTTGTCATCCTATCCCGGCTCTGCCAATAGCTTGTAGCACTAAAGTCTATGTTGTAGTAGACAAGAGCCTCAGCCTGTCGTAGTGAGATGCCCTCACGACCTGACACTATCTGTAGTGCTATCGACTTGTCTGTGTCTTCAAAGACACTAAGCTCTGTGGTTAGGCTGTCTTTCCCGTACACCTCCATCAATGCGTTCAGCTCTTCTTTAAACTTATAGAAGATACCAATCTTAGAGTCAGCAAAGTTGTCGTGGATATACTTGGCTTTACTCAAGTCTATAATCTTAGAGTTGCCCGACTCAAACTTAACTGTGCCTGAGTATATCTGATGTAGCTTCATCATTAGCTTGACAGGTGTATCACCAAGTATGGTCTCCTCTTTGCCCTCTACTACCAAGTTCTTCTTTAGCTTGCCTGCTATGCTGTGTGTTAGGTCTGACATCTCTACCTCAAGTACGTGCTCTCGTGTGTCTACCTTGAAGCCTGCCTCCTTCTGAGTGTACGCAATAGTGTATGGCTTCATAGCGTCTAATATAGTAGTCAACCCATCCTTATACTCGTTGATAAATAATCCGTTTATCTTTCTCTGCTTTACTATCACGTAGTCTTTAGCAAACTTATAGAACGATACGTACTTATTAAATGGGTTAGATGGTATGGCATATACTTGGTGGTACATCTGACTATAAGACTCAGGGGTTGGTGTACCTGATAGCAGTATCACGGATGCCTTGGTCTTCTTAATCATATCCCTTACTGCCCTTGCTCTTCCACTTGGCTTGGGGTATGCTCCCATACTATGAGCCTCATCGCAGATGATAACATCAAACTTAATTGAACTGTCAACTTTGTGTAGTGACTCGTAGTTTATAACCACTAAGTTGTAGTCAGGTCTGAGTAGATTGAAATCATTCTCAATACTACTGATTGCCTTCTTCTTTGTTATGAACAGGACATTCTCACATCCCATAAGCTGCGTTATCCCCATACTTGTAAGGGTCTTACCTGTACGCACCTCCATAGCTAAGTATAAGAAGCCGTGCTTCATAAGTATCTGTGTGCCTTTTGATATTATCTCCTCTTGATAATCTCTGAATTTAATTTGTTTTGGTTTTTCCATTAGTTCTTTGTAGTGTGTTAGCGATGCCTTGGTCTTGGCATCTAATTCATTGCTTGACTCGTAGACTCTCGTCTTTACGATGTGTGCAGCCCGACCTCGACCGACCTTCTTTTCTTTAGTTCTGAATATAATATTGTGGAATATCTCGCATTGTCTATGCATCATCTCGTCTGAAAATCCTGCTATCCTTTTAGTTATCCCACTCTTATACTCTCCCTTTAATATGCGTACATTATCCATATATTACTAAAGACTTATAGGTGTTACTCGTTTAATCATTATCCACTTTCCTGTAGATGTCCTACCTGTTTCGGGTTGTATGCCTGTAAGATGTGTTCCGTATGCGATGAGCCATCTATTAAACATAGTTGCACTAAGTGATTGTTGGTCAGGGTAGTCCCTCTTAAACTCTGCAAGTAGATTGCTTGTCTCAATCCTTATGCCTGTCTCTAATGAGTCTGCTTTTTCTGAGCCTTGTACTAATCCACACCACTCAATGAAGTCGTGAGATGTCTCAGCAGATAGCTGACGAATCTTTAAGTTTATGAATCTGCTTTTTACTAATCCTGTTTTTAGGAATCCTTGTAGGCAGGATATCATATAGTTATCAAATAGACACCACTCATCCTCATCCCACTCGGAGAAGAAATGTTTTCCAAACTCATCAAGAGGAGTGTAGTTCTTATTGTATGCAGAGTGTAACTCTACTTCCCACTTGCGTCTTGCAAATGAATTGCCTGTACCCTTGATTGCGTAGTTAGTTGTTATCCCAATCTTAGGAGAACGTGAGAATGGTATCTTGATTGCATCCTTATTCTTCTTCTCTAATGTCATACCCTCAGTCACTACACTAAACAATCTCTCAAAATCAAAGTTCTTCTTGACATCATCAAAGCATAGTATCTGTGTATCTGCTGATACTAATTGGTATGGAAATGATTTCTCAAATGCAAACTGCTTTCCATCAATCACTACGACCTTCTTCATTTGGGATAGTGCGTTCATAAACAATCCCTTTCCTGTACCTCCTTCGGGATTATCTGATATAACCTCGTCATTAAGTATAACGGCAGGACAGTAGCTAAGGTTCTTATGTCCGTGCATCATAAATCCAATCGTGGACTCCATAGTATTCAGCCTGTCGGTATCGTCATTACATATGCGAGATATGAATACCTTGTAGTCTGAACCCTCTGCATCACACATTGTAAACTTCCTATCTATTACGTGGTCTTTCCAAACGTATCCACCCAAGTCAAGATAGTCAATATGCTCTACACCATCCTTAGTAATCTTTACTGCACAATTATTGTAATATAAAAACGAGGTATCCTTAGAGTCCTCAATGAAGTAAATGTCTATGGTTGATAGCAAGGTAAGGAACTCCTCTCTAAAGTACCTTACAGAGTCTGCAAAGTGGTTGTACACCGAAAGGTCATCTAACTCTATGAGGTAGTTTAAAACAAAATCCTTAATCTCTTTCTCTGATGTGTGGTCAATTAGATTGTTTGTAACCTTTACAAACACATAGTTCTTGCTGCCTTCGGGGCAGTATTTGTAGAAGCCATTGTCCTCAAGGAATTTCTTAAAGCTAAAGTGTACTAATTTTATAACACCCTTCTCGTTCTTTTCCCAAAAGGTTTGCTGTGCATTCTCCTTTTCAATTATATTTATTACAGATTCAATATTATCGCCATCAATCCCTGCGTCCTCTAACTGAAGGCGAATCTCCTTTTTTGATACACCCCTCATCATCTTAGACTTGATGGCATTTACCTTGTCCTCATCCTCGTAATACTTTGTTCCAAAGTTTGCAGTCTGAGAGTATGCTGAGTCTATAGTCCTCTCAATCTCTGCCTTAGAGAAGTCGTTCGCTGCATCCTCGTATTGGTTTAGTACATACCCTGCAAGTGATTTGTTTATACCATAGTCATTGAACGCAGCAGCAAGTACATATGCGTGTTGGTTTCTCTGTCCATCTGACATAGGGAACTTCTTTGTCCACCACTTTACTAATATGTCAACCACCTTGTTCTCATCTGTGATTGGTATCGTTGGTGTATCTCTGTGCCTTACTACCTCATTGTACTCAGGCTCTGCTATCGTATCCCATAGAGATGACTTTTCGTTGATGTGAATCAATGGGTCATAAGACTCGTAGCATACACGAGATATATTCTTTGATGTCTTGTCAAAGTATTTACTATCAAAGTATTTCTCAAGTGAGTTGAAATAGTTTACGTGATTGTTTATATCCGTAGGTATCTTTATCAGAGCCTTTAGACCATTACCCGATGGAGATATGAATACTGAGTATACATATTGGTCTTTGCTTAATCTCTCTTTGTGTTCGAGAAGTATTTTCTTTTTCTCGTATCCATCAAAGTCAAGGCAGATGATTCCACTATGCTCTTCGATAGATGCATCCTGTCTCTTTTGAAAGATACCACTAAAGCATATAGCAGGAAGCCTTCTCTTTAGTTCGTTCCTCTCTATCTTATCCTTGGTCTGTCTTATCTCCTTGACAAGTTTCTTGGTGGCTCCGTTCTTGATTCTTAGTAATACCACCTCTAACTCTCTGTGGAAAGGGGCTTCGGTCTCTTTAATGTTCTTAAATATTGTTACTCTTGGCTGCATTTGTGCTTGTTTCTTGTTGTCTGTGTTCATTTTGTGCTTGATTTGTGTTAATTTTATTTGTATAAGTTGTTGTATATCAGTTGCTGTGTTTATAATGCTTATTTTTTTTCATTTTCTCTAAGGGAAAAAATATATATATATAAGTAGTAGTAGTAGTAGTAGGGAGTCTTGAATTTTACACTCATTAGGAGGTAAAAAAAGGGAGATGTGTAATCTCCCTTTGACAAAAAATATGAAATTAAAAAAACCTAAAAAGGCAAGCTATCATCTGCCTTCGCTGTAGTAGCTGTGGCTTTAGGAGCTGCCTGTTCGGCTTTGGCAGGTGCTTCCCACGTATCAAGTTCGCAATAGTAGTTTCCTCCCTTTGCTATCTTGATGTCGAGGTTTACCCAACCATTCTTTTGGTGTGTTTGTAGGAATGCAATTGCTGCATCTACTTTAATTGACTGTCGTCCTACGACAAATTCGGGGGCGTTCTCTTTTCTCTTGAATGAGAAGCCGTCTGCAAATACTTTTTCTTTTTGTGACATAATATTTATTTTAATTTACTTTATAGTTCTTCTGTTATATAGTATTCATTTATATCCTCCTTTGGATTCTCGCCAAAGAACTTATGATATACTGATACTGCTCTATTTACTTTCTCTTCGCCTCTTGCTACAAACTCCTCTGATGGATGGTATATACCAAGCTGCTTTGTTGTCTTGTCTACCACATAGAATACTAATGGCTTACCAAATAGCTTCTGATATATGTAGCATTGACTATCGTAGTTATACTTACGTGCTGACCACTTGAACTGAGTGATATCTCCTGTGGTCTTTAGGTCAATTAGCTTATCGTTACATACGATGTCAGCCTTACCCTTCCATTGGAGTCCATCAATAGTTGTGATGGCAGGAACCTCATACTCTACACCCTCTTCTCTCACTCCCTCAAAGAATGATAGGTTACCCATCATTGCATTCACGCAGTCTCGAATCTCTTGTCCCTCTTTCTCAAGCATAATGATACCACCTGCATTGGCGTTAACCTGCTCCTTGTATGCCTTTGTATTCCTACTTGACACATCAATAAAGTTGGTCTCCTTTGCCTTCTCAGGCTCAAGTATTAGCTGATGAAAGTATCTACCCTTGTGATAGTTTACATTATCATTCTGTGGTTTTCTGAAGTTTGTTGGGTCATTCAGTAGTGTGCCTATGTCTGAGTTAGACAGGTACTGCTTCCCAAACGAGCCGTAATACTGCTCGTCATCTCTAAGCAATTCTAATACGTCCATACTACTTAGTTATCTTTTTAATCTCAGCAAGTGCATTGTCGCTAAGTGTGTATGACGCACTTATCTTTTTAACTACTGCATTGTATCCGATAGCCTTGTTCTCTTTACAGAAATTTACCAATGCCTCCCACTTGGGTGAGTCGGTATCCACTACCTCTGACTTACTTGGTGTAGGCTTGATTGGCTCTTGTGCTATCGTATCTTGTGGCAAGTCATCGCCTGAGTATAGGTAGATACCTAAGCCGAACATCGCAAGGTTCTTAACCAAGCATCTCATAATCGTCTTATTGATATCAAATGCCGTGGCAGCAGCAACCTGCTTCTCTCCATATCGTGTAGTGTAGGAGTACGGAACTTTCTTCATCGCTTGATTCTTGCTATCCATTACAGGTAGCCACATTGTTAGCGTCTCTCCATCTATGGTTACAGATGTGTAGCACATAATACCTAAGTCATTGTCCACTAACATCTCGCCTATCTCATAGGTGGCATCAGGGCAGTTACTCTTTGTAAGGCTCCACGCATTTGCCCAAGACAGATACGTTAGGTTACTCTTCTTCTCAACATACTTGTTGACGTTGATGGCAGATAACTTCTCAAAAGTAGTCTGCTTTTTTGTTGTTGTTTTTTTAGTTGTTGTCATTTTTAATTTTATTTAATTTGTTATTTATTTCTGTGTACTTTTTTAATACCTCATCTCGTCTGTCCTTGAGCATCTGAACAAGTTTTTTACTTCCTCTCCTGCTCATCGCATCCTTTATCTTATTCTCAATAGAGTCAAGCTTTAGACAATAGTTAGACAAAGCTACAACAAAAACTCCATACCTCCAACCATTATCTAAAAATATTTTTACTTGGTCTTCAGTTAGTTCTGCGTAGTACCCCTCGCTGAATTGTGCGTGTAGTATTTCCACATCTAATGTGATGTTGTCTCTTATAATCTTTACTCCGTATAGCGTATTGGATATGTATCCAACACCATTTAATCGGGCTGCGTATCGGTCTTCATTAGACTGATTGAATACTTCTTCCAAGCTATACATATCTACTTTAATCTATCTACAATGGTCTTCCAATCTCTATCAGACTCTACCTTCTTGGCAACCTTTTTAACTCCGTATATTATAGGGGAGTGGTCTATCTCATACCCATTGTCATCCATATACTCTTGTATCTGTATCCACTTCATATCTCTATGCTTGCATAGGTAATACAATAGGTGTCTTGCATCTGCGATTGTGTTCGCCTTATTCTTTTTGAATAGTTGTGATGGCTCTATGTTGAATACCTTGCAGGTCTTCTCTACATACTGATTGAATATCTCTCTTTTCATTTTCTTTTCTTCTCGTAGTCCTTTACTATAGTGCTGATAGATGATAGGATGGTGTTCAATGCCTTGTCCTTGTCGAACGTGATTGATACCACCTCTGTCTCTTCGTAGCTTAGTCTCTCTCTGTTGTTGCGTCTCCACTCCTCGTATCTGTAGTCATCATCTGTGTACTGATACATCATCTCTTCTTGCATTTGATTAAATAATTCTTTTGATTTTCCCATAATTTTATTTCTTTGATTTTAATTTTAATTTTTCTAACTGAACTCTGTATAGCATTAGGTATCCTATCAAGTCGAGAACCGTGTCCTCCGTCTTGTCGTTTAATCCAACCGTCTTTATTCTACTTAGCTTGTCATCTATCCGTGAGAGGATTGCCTCTATCGGAGATAGCTTTGAGAATATTTGTGGTGGCTGATTAGCCGTGTCGCCATACGCCTTGTTCTTTTCGATTAGTAGCATCACTACCTCTCGTCCTACTTCTTTGATTAATTCTTCTGTTGATTTCATTATTTTTTCATTTCTATTGCTGTCTTGTATGCTGCCTCAAAGCTATCGTACTCTTGAATAAGAAACTTTTCGGGTACGATTAGTCTTTTGTGTGACTTGATTAGTTCTTCTATCTCTATGTAGCTTTTAGTTACAAACAAAAAGTAGTCTGCATCGTGTGCTATAAATAAATAAACCTTGTCACTTGATGGGTCATCACCAAAACATAATCTGTCAACCTCTTCGGCTAACTCTTTTCGTTGGATGTCTATCTTCTTAACATCCTCTCCTTTTTTTGCGTAGTGCAATACTATTTTATTTTCCATTGGTACAAATTTAGTTTAAACATTCTACAATTCCTAATTTATTTTTTGTGTATAAACTATATACGTTTAATCAAATCATAAACTGATTTCCAATCCTCATCCGTTGCTATTGTCTTGGTTTTATATAATTGTCTTAAAGAATTTAAAGCGTCATTCACTCTTGATTTCTTTGTGCTTCTCGATATCTTTATATCTTTAGGTATCCTATCTGTTAGTCCCCATATATAACAATTATTATTGCTAACAATATCTTTCTTCTCTCCCACCTCTATGATTACCCCATATTTTTTTAATTCTGATAGCCTTGCGTTAAAAGAAGAAGGATTTGTGTGTGGATAGTGAGCCTTTGATTTCCTAACTATTTCGTTTGCAGTCATATCTCCGTATCTAAATAGAATTTCGTAAACCTCCATTCTTCTTTTAGATAACAACCCGTTTTCTTTTATTGCATTGTAGCAATCAATTGATGTCTGTCTTCTATTCATATGCTTTCTTGTGTATATATCTCTCGATGGTCTCTAAGTTCTTTGAACGCTTGCCAAATCCCTTGCCCGATGGTCGGTATAGATAGTAACCATTGCTAAGTATCTCAATGTAATACTTGTCTTGGTATATGATGACATCAACTGCCTTAGCGTGTAGCTTTGATACATCGTAGAATGATGTGTCATCTATTGGCTCTATGTGTGAGCCAACCACAAACTTAGCGAAGCTATTGTCTGCCATCGCTACCTGCAATGTATCTACTAACTGCTTGTCAGCCATCTGCTGAAGAGTCCGTATCTCCTCAGCACTTCCACCTTTCATCTTTAGGTCAAGTATCTTTTTCCATAGGGCATCCATCTTACTTTTCATACTTCAATAATAATACTTTTTTTATACATTTGCAATAATTGATGAGTGCTTTATATCATTTATCTTGGCATACCAATACCCATCCTTGAGTATCTTGTCTGCATTATGAAACCATTCATCCTGCTTATGGAATCCCAATCCGATACAAATCCTTGAGTACTTTAATGCTTGTGTTACATCTGCTATGCTCTCAAGTAGATGGTCTGTTCCCTCATCCGTTAACTCATACAATTCAAATGCTTGCCATAACTCTTTGATGGCTGATTTTGTTTTCAACTTTGCGGTTATATCAAACCACATAAAGTTATCTCTTGTTTTAACTATCATAATTTTATTTTAAATTCTTTTCCTAACATTTCTTTTAATTCTTCTATTGTATATTCGGGAATATCGAAACCTCGCATCACACCATCGCTATTTTTATATGTTAGCTCCTTCCCTTTCTCATCATAGGTACGCTCATCCGAATAGCCCTTGCTGCTATTATATGTTAAGACATTCCCCATCTCATCGAAGGTACGCTCTCGCCAATAGCCCTTGCTATTTTTATATGTTAGCTCATTACCATTATCATCGTAGGTACTCTCTCGCCAATAGTCATCGCTATCTTTGTAGGTTAGCTCATTACCACTCTCATCGTAGGTATACTCTTCCCAATAGCCATCACTATTATTAAATGTTAACATATTGCATCTCTCATCGTAGGTACACTCACAAGAGTAACCTTCGCTGCTCTTGAATGCAAGATAATTACCTTGTCTGTCGAAGGTGGACTCTTCCCAAATACCACTATCATTGAAATAGTCGTAAGCTATCTCCCCATTCGTGTGAAATAACTCTAAATGGTCTGTTGTTCCTAATATATTTTTCATAATTTCTCTTTTACTTTTTTCCAATATTTTTTTGTTGACCTTTTCTTGTGTCCTCTGTGTCCACCATTCCATTTACGTGCTACAATCTCGTAGAACTCTAACCTCGTTAACCCATCGCAGCACTCAACTTCCTCTGCCATTATCTCAAACATCTCTAACGACCTTACTCTGCTCCACCTATCGTTCAAGGTGTATCGCATCTGTATGTTGTTTAGCTTGAGGATTCTGTTAACCTCTCTGACCATTATAGGACGTATCTGTAGGCATCCTACAGCATCCTCCTTTGGGCAGTATGCATTGTCATTACCTCTGCTCTCCACTTGGATGACTGCTGCCACAAAGCTATCCCATACCACTACCTCTGCTACCTCTTCTATTGGCTCAGTCTGTATTGATGTTTGCTTCAATGATTTCAAATCATTCCCAATGGATGATAAGAGTAGTGTGCAAAATGTTGCTATTACTATTGTTGTTACTCGTTTCATATACTATTTGCGATAAAGATTGTGAATGATACACCTATCATAAATGACATCGTCATCACGTATGGTGTTGTTATAGTTAATGTACCGAATCCTATCGGCAAGAGTAGAGATAGTGCCAATACGTATGTTATCATACCGAACGCTACTCTATTCTGCTTTCTTATTTTCTTATGTCCTCTCATCGTGCTGCCTGTACCTTTCTTACTTTAGCTTGCTCAAGACTTTTCTTTAACTCTCTAATCTCACTACTGCTATACCTCGCAGCCTTACCTTTCTCTTTGTACTCAGTAATCTGTGGTCTTAGCTTAATGTTGAACGTACTTCTGCTGCATCCAAGGTACTCGTAGCACCTCTTGATACTCCATCGTTCATCTAAACTCTGTGTCTCTGCCTCAGCAAGAAACTTGATAAGGAGATTCTTTAACTCCTCTACATCTTTCTCAATTTTATTTAATTTATTTTCCATAATTTTATTTTTAATCTCTAATAGGCTCCGTTTCATCTGTTCCACAGAACTCCCAATCATCTACGTTATCTCTAATGAAATCCTCAATGTCTTTTAGTGCAATACCTTTCTTATCATATGATAGGTCTATTGGGAAATCAACCCCATTGATAAATAATGTTGTGTCAATATTCTCCACCCAATAATCATCCTCAATCTCACGCACATCAAAGGTATGCTCTATCTGTACGCTATCTAATCTGCCATCTGTTAGTGTATACATCATCTCTTTATTGTTGCCTTTAATTTGTCCCTACTTATCCAAGCATATCTTGGTTTGTTCTCTTGGTATACTCTGTCCTCTGCCTCCCACTTGGAGTGTGCAGATACAACCTCAATAAACTTGGTCGCATACCTTACGTTGTACATTCTTTTAGTCTCTCTCATAATATCTTTCTACCACCTCAACCTCGATACCAAAAGAGGTAACGAGGCAAGATGGATGATAAGAAATAATACCACCTCATCCCCCCTTGAACTGAATCAAGGTGGGGCTTCGATGGGGTGTAAGGTCTGTGTTAAAGCATATCTGATGGTACTTTATATCCTCCCTTTCGGATTAGTTTTACTGCCTCTATTGGTAGTTCAAATACACCATCGTAATCTACCAATTCTTTGCCTTCAAACCATAATCCTATATGCTCGGTTATTTCTAACTCTTCAACATCCCATTCAATCATTGATGGTACATTCTCATCGTCTGTGAATAGTTCCATTGTTGAGATACTCTCGCCAAATGATTCAACCATCGGAGACATAGATGTCTCAAGTCCCAATACGCTGCTAAATGTCAGCATTAAATTTCCGTTTTTTGTTATTGTGTATGTCATATCTACCTAATTTTATCTATTCTTTTATTGTAATCTTTTGACACTTGTCTTACTTCCTCAAGCGTGCAGTCCATTTCTATGTTAGCTGAGTAGTCTATGTCATTGTCCATACAGAATTTACCCAATGTACATCCGTGCTTTGCGTCCAATACATTTGCTTGGTTTAAGATTCGCTTTGCCTCTGTCTCATAGCCTATCCCCTTTGCCCTTTGATATGGCATAAGGAACTCACGTTTAAATGTCTTAGACTCAACCAATATAGTGCCTGCGAAATAGCTTGCACCGTCTACGTCATCGTAATGCTCAAAGCATTCAATCGTTATTTTATCTCTCATCTTACTTGCTTTTTTGAGGTAATACAAGGTACACAATTGCTCCCAAAAGGGATAGGACGAACAAGGTAGCGATGGTGAATGAAACCATTGTAAAGATGTCGTTACTCACGTCCTCTGCCATTGATACAATCATTCTCGCTGCGTTGATGAATACGAATAGCAATGCGTTTGCTATTAAAAACTTCTCGGTAATTTTAATTAATTTTTTCATAATATTTTTTTGTCTTTTTGTTGTTAATTTATGCGAAGGTAATACCTAAATTGTACATAACCTAATTTATTTTTACTTTTTATTTTTTATATAATGTCCAACGTTTACCTATTTCAGTAGTAGCACGAATTGGTTCAATGTTTTTTGTTTCTAAGTTCATTACGTTAACGTAATCTCCAAATTCGTTTTTAGTTTTGTCTAAAACAATGTACTGCAAGTCTACATTTGCCATATCATTGTAAGTTACTACCATTCCATTTCTTAAATCTTTAAAATTTTCCATAATATTTTTTGTCTTTTACTACCAAATCCCGTACACCAAGTAGATGTACGGGTAAGGTATTGATGTTTGTGGTTAAATAGGATATTTAAATTTACTTGCAACACAATAACCTATTTCCTGTGTTTCGCTATCTGTATCCAAACATCTTAATAAATGCTTGTATACATTTGTACTCGTTGGTCTTACGCAAAACTTATTGTAAGTCTTGAATATATAACCATCTTTATCTTTTTGGTAGAAAATATACATTGTCATAATCTTAGTGCTCTAATATTTTTACGTCCTTTTTACCTTTGCCTTCTGTACCGCTACACAAACCACATTTGGCACAATTGCTTATAAATCCCATTTCATTGCTTGCAGGGCATCCGACGGCATTTTCTTCGCCTGTCTTGGTAGCTATAAAACTTCTGAAATTAATCTCGCTTGCTGCATTTGCTTCCTCTTGATTATGCGTTGATGCCATAAAGAATTTGCCGAAATCATTAGCCCAATCTTTGCTCCATTGAT